ATAAATTAAATTAGAATTAAATTTTTTTTTTTCTAATATAAATATATAAAAAATAATATAAAATGGATAGTTTGTCAGTAAATTCGACTGTAGTATTAAAAAGATTTTTTAAATATATCGCAGAGGGTTTAATGGTGGCTATTGCCGCCTATGTATTCCCCAAAAAGAAAATGAACCCAGATGAAATTATAATGATTGCTTTAGTTGCATCAGCCACTTTTGCTATTTTAGATATGTATGCTCCTACAATAGGTGCAACTGCCAGGCAAGGTGCTGGTTTTGGTATTGGTGCTACATTAGTAGGATTTCCAGGGGCTGGATTAGTAATCTAAATTAAGTTCTAATATCACTAATTATTCTTCCTTTATCAAGTGTAATTATTCTATTCATATTTTCAAGTAAAGATTTATCGTGAGTAATAATGATAATTCCTTTTTCAGTAGATAAATTTTTAATTAAAGAAATTATTTTCTTTTTACTTAGAGAATCTAGAGATGAGGTAGGTTCATCAAGTATTATTAATTTATTATCTTTTAGAATAGAACGGATAATCCATACAATTTGCCTTTGTCCTCCTGATAGATTAGAACCTAATTTTCCGACATTTTTGTGCATATTTTTTTTAAAAATATCTTTAATATCATTTAATTTATTTGCTTCTAAAATTTTATAAATTTTATTTTCATAATTATTATTTTCAGCATCTTTAATACCATAGGTTATATTTTCATATAATGTTCTATTAAATAATTTAGGATGTTGAGGTATGTATGTAATATGATTACGTAATTTATCGATATTTAATGATTTTAGGTTGACATTATTAATTAAAATTTCACCACTATTAATTGATTTTAAACCAATTATTAATTTTGATAATGTAGATTTTCCACTACCTATTTCTCCAATAAGGGCTATTTTTTCTTTTGGTTTTATTAGTAAATTGAAATTTTTGAATATTTGTTTATTTAGGTAACTAAATGAAATATTTTTGATTTCAATTGTAATATCATTACTATTTTGAAATAATTTATTAGTATTAACCTCAATAATTTTAGTTATTTTATTAGGTTTAGGCATATCATCCAAATATTCTGATAAAATATTAATTCTTTCAACATTATCAATTAAATACCGTGTATTCCAATAAATCATCATTAATTCTTGTAGAATAGAATAATTTATAATAACTATTGATACAAGAGTACTACTATTTAATTTCTTTTCCATATAAAGATTAAATGTGAAGTAATTTAATACAACAAATATTATTATAAATACTATGGAATAAATAATTCTGAAATAAGTATTAGATTTGTATAAAACAATATCTGCTTCGTCAGCTATATCACTACGTTTTTTTATTCTTTTTTTCTCTTCTTTGGTAGTATTATTTGTATAAATTGAAATTAAATTTGATACTGTATCTTCAATTTCTTCATAAACATCAACATATAATTCCTCAGATTTTTTAACTAAAATCTTACTTCTAAGGTAATAAATATATGATATTCCAAATACCACGATGACACTTATTAAATATATTAAACCTATTATTTTGTTATAATAAAACAAATAGAAAAATGTGGACATTATAGTAATTAAATTATTAAATATAAAATTACTCACATTTCTTGTAGTATCATATAACAAGTAAGGAGAATCAATAATTTTTGTTAATAATTTACCCATTTTTAAATCGGCGAAATCATGCTTATAATTATCAATAATTATTTTAATTAATTTAGTTCTAGCAAAACCTATAAATCTAGGTAATAAAACTGAATGGAAATAACTTCCTAAACTAACTAATGCTTGTATTATAATCCATAGACCAACTAAAACAAAAAATAGAAATTTAATATTATCCATTTTTTTATCTTTTAAATCTGAAATTATTTTACCATAATAATGTGGTAGGGCTACTTTATCTAAAACTATATGCAGACTACATAATCCATAAACAATGTATAATTTTATATTTTTATAAAAATATTCTTTATAAATTTCACGAATCATTAATATTAAAATTTATTTTTTTTTTACAAAATTTTATTTAACAAAAATAGAAAGTTAATTAAATTAAACACTTGGAATAAATTCCCATTTTAAATATTCACAAATTTTAACCCAAATTAAGTCTTGTTGATGTAATTTTTCACGACTTTTTAGTAAAATAAAACAATCTAAATATTCATCTAAATCAAGTAATTGAACAAATTTATGGAGAACATATGAGTAAGATAAAAAGTTTTTTCTATCTTTTGGACAGAATTTTTGAAATGGTACTTGAATTTCTTTAAACATTCTCCTTAATTCTTCTTCAGTTTCTCTCGACATTATAGGTGGCGGTAAACCATTAATTTTATTAATAATATGCGGAATATGTTCGTAATACTTATTTTGTTTTAATTTCTTCAAAATTTCTCGTATTTTACTTTGTTTTAAATCTCCCATATTTTCAATTCTCTCCTTTTTAATTTCAAGGAGAATTTGGTCATACAATTCCTGTGGAATTTCTGTTGTTTCTTTAGCCTGAAATTGTGCTAACCATTCATTAAAATGATTAATTCTTTTATAGGCGAAATATGAAATTTCTTTAGGTGGATCTTTATAAGATGGTTTATCAGAATCAATTATTATATAAGATATTACACCACATTTAGGACAAATCATACATCCATCAGACATATGTGTAATTTTATCCACATTACAAGTTTCACATATATTAGAAACTTCTTGAACATCTTTACTAACAAAATTCGGATCAGTTAAAGAAAGGTATTTATCACATATTTTTTTCCTATTATTATCACTTTGCTTTTCAGAATTATTTAACCAATCCATAACTGTTTTAGTTTTACTAACCATTTTTTTTTCTTTTTTTTTTATAATAGGTGTAGAACTATTATCATAATAATTAAATAAAAGATTTGAAGTATCTAAATAATAATCAATTTCGTCTTTATTATTTTTTATATCATTTATTTCATTTTCCAAATCATAAATTTTATCTTCTAATGTTTTTTTTTTTTCAAATTCTTCATTTGTAAAATCTTTTAAATCTTTTTTTAAAAGATTTGTTAACTCATTTTTTAATTTGGTTAATTCACGATTTTTTGGTGATAATGATTTCTTCTGTTCTTTAAAAATTTTTATTTTATTATTATGCTTGGCATCAATAGTAGTTCTCTTATCAGTAGTTTTTTTTTTTCTATTTTTTACTTTAAATGACATAATAAAATAAAAATTATTTTAATATATAAAAATATATATTTTTCTTTAAATACTAAATTAATACTTATTTAATTTTTACGATATAATTTTAATTAAAATATTTCTTATAAAAAATATTTTTTTATAAAAAAAGTAAAATCATAATTCTTATTATTTTCTTATGAAAAATAATTAAATTTTTCATGGTCTTATAATTCGTTTTATCTGAAAATAATTTTCTTTATATTAAGTATAAAAAAAACTTTACAATGGGAGGAGGTTTAATGCAATTAGTCGCTTATGGTGCTCAAGATATCTACCTTACTGGTAATCCCCAAATCACTTTCTTCAAGGTTGTCTACAGAAGACACACCAACTTCTCAATGGAAGCCATTGAACAAACCTTCAGTGGAACTCCTGACTTCGGAAGAAAAGTTGTCTGCACTGTTTCCAGAAACGGTGATTTAATCCACAGAGTCTACTTACAAGTAGCCTTACCCGCTCTTAACCCTGGTCACGCTAACGCTTACGTCAGATGGGTTAACTGGGTCGGACACGTCTTAGTTAAGAATGTTGAAGTAGAAATTGGTGGTCAAAGAATTGACAAACACTACGGTGACTGGCTCCACATCTGGAACGAACTCACCCAAACCGCCGAAAGACAAGACGGTTACGCCAACATGGTCGGTAATGTTGATAGATTATTCAGACCTGTAGGTGGTGCTACTTCTGGTTCAGCCACTGACCCAAGAGAAGCCGGTATGGTACAAGGTGTCATCCCAGGAACCACTCTTTTCATCCCACTTCAATTCTGGTTCTGCAGAAACCCAGGTCTTGCTCTTCCTCTTATTGCTCTCCAATACCACGAAGTCAAGATTAACTTAGAATTCAGATCTTTCGATGAGTGCATTGGTTGGGGAAACACTGCTCCTTCCACTGGTTCATTAGAATCTGCTTCATTATACGTTGACTACATCTACTTAGATACCGACGAAAGAAGAAGATTCGCTCAAGTATCACACGAATACTTAATTGAACAATTACAATTCACTGGTGATGAATCTGTTCAACAAACCAATGTTAAGGTTAAATTAAATTTCAACCACCCATGTAAAGAATTAGTATGGGTTGTCCAATTAGACAAATGTGTAAACAGCAACACCCCTGACAGCACTGTCACCAAAATTAATGGCAGACAATGGCACAATTACACCGATAGAGTTGATGCCACTCCATACGCCACTAATGACCCAATGAACTTAAATGATTTATTAGATGGTGTTATTGCTACCGATCCATCCGATCTTGGTATTGCCAATAACATGAACATGGGTGTTAATGAAATAAATTCTGGTATTGGTGGTTCAGTACAAACCAACAATGCTTCTCTTGGTCTTTTAGCCGCTCACAACAACGCTTACGACCAAGGAATGAACCCAACTGTCAGAGCCAAATTACAATTAAATGGTCACGATAGGTTCTCCGAAAGAGAAGGTAGATACTTTAACTTAGTTCAACCTTACCAACACCACACCAGAGTTCCATGCACCGGTGTCAATGTTTACTCATTCGGTCTCAAACCCGAAGAACACCAACCATCTGGAACTTGCAACATGTCAAGAATTGACAATGCCACTTTACACTTAACTCTCTCAGCTGCTGTTGCCGCTGATAATGCCGCTAAGGTAAGAGTTTACGCCACCAACTACAACGTACTCAGAATCATGAGTGGTATGGGTGGTCTCGCTTACTCCAATTAGATTTTTTGTTTTTACTTTATACTTTATTTCTCAAAAAAATTATTTTTTTGTATAAAAAATAATATATTATTTAATTAAATGGAATTAACTATTTTATTAATATTACTAATTCTTATAATTTTAGTAATTAAAAATTATTATAAAGAAAATTTTTCAGTTCAAGAAGTTAATCAAGAATTTAAACAAAGTTTTATCAATGATTTAAAAAAAACTATAGAAGGAACAGTATTATACGATGATAATATTAAAATTAGAAAATTTAATAATTCTACTAAATTAATAGTTTCTAATATTTCAGTTGCCAACCCATTACAGGATTCTTTTTTTAATCAAAACATTACTTTAAAAGATAATCATTTAAAATATAATTTACAAGCCCTAGAACATAAAACTAACGTTTTTACTGGATATTATATTTCAAAACCTATTCAAACTGTTAAAAAAAATAAAAATTATGGTTTTGTTTTTGAATATAACCCGGAAAAATCATTTAATAATGAAGCAGAAATTACAATAGATTTTACTAAACAAAAAAAAGAAGCCTTAGATAATATTGAAAATATTAACGCAATAAAAAATTCTCAAAGTTATAAAAATTTACCACGAAAAACAGTAAATGTATTTACACCTATGAATACACCATTAGATATTATGCCTTATTTTAGCAAAGGTGATAATAATAAAGATATTAAATTACTTGTATTATTTTATGACCAAATGAATACTGATTTTTTAAAATCTTTACCAGATGGCAAATTTAATATTTTAGATAATAAACTAAATCCTATATTAGTAAATTGTCAAATTGATACTCCATATTGTAATATTGGTCTTAAAAAAGGTGGTAAAATATTAGGAAGAGAAAAATATGTAATTGGTAAATTTAATCCAATATTAAACAAATATACTGTTTATGATACTGATGAATTTAATGAATTAAAAAATAGATTAAATGAAGAAAGTCAAAGAATTAGAAGAAATTTTAATCAAAATATAATAAATGAAGCTAAAGGTAATGGAAATTTAGAAAGTTTATCTCCTAAACAATTAGAAACACTTAGAATAAATGATCCCAATGAATTACAATCCTTAATAGATAGGAGAGTAAATTTATTAAGTAATAAAAATTATGATGAATTATCTGAATCTGATATTGAATTATTAAAAGAAAATAATATGGAATTATTAGAACAAATAATAAATAATAAAATTAATAGTCTTAAATTTAAAACATTAAGTCAAATATCAAATTTAGATAAACAATTTTTAGAAAAATATAATAAAATTTCAGATTATAAAGAACATATTCATAATGGCAGCAAACATACACATATAATTCCTAATCCTCTAGTTGAAAAAGAAATATTAATTAACGATTTCGCAATGGGAATATATCCATATCAAGACAATAAACTAAAAAATAATTTTAAAACTTCAAAAAATTTTATTTTTAATATACAGTTTACACTTGGAACGATTGATAAAGATGAAACTTTTTTCTACATATTTTCTGTAAAAAAAACTAATACAATATTTACAGATAATGGTAATAGAAATTTACTAATTTTTTCTACAAAATATAATAATAAATTTTATATTTATGTATCAACAGGGAATACAAAAGAAACTTTAATAGAATATGAATTTCCATATTCTAATAATATTAATAGTATTGTAAAGATTAATGTAAGACAAATTTTTAATAATCAAACAGATAAATATGAATTATATTCTGAGTTAAAATTAAAGGATAATAATGTAAATCCAGTTACTACATTACCAATATTAGTAAATAAAAATGAGGCTATGGAACATAATTGTGAAATTTTTATTGGTACAGATGAGAAAACTTTAGAGGGTATTCCAATAAGACCTGAAAGGTATGATTCAGCAAGTAATTTTAGTATTAATAAGGCTGAATATATAAGATTACCAAATGATATTAATAAAGATAATTATCAAATTGTTGTTAATCATACTAAAGAAATTACTGCACCATCATTTTCTATTCACTCACAACCA